TNNANTAATCTATCTTTAATATTTTCTTNAATTTTATTCATATCAATATTAGACCAATCCTCTCCTATGAATCCTTNATCTTTAAGACCAATACCATNACTCCCAATATTNTNCCAATCATCAATCACAATGANACATTCNTTATTAAACATATTATATATGTGCATGATTTCCTCTTCTAAAGGATTTTGNTCCTCGGCNGTTGGTTTGGTATTATTTCCTCTATGAGCTGTATTTTTTCCTCTATCCCAACTCCGTGCTCCTTTCCATTTAGAATTTTCCCAATCAACTGTATCATCCCCACTCCAATGTGCATCTAAAAAGAAAAATACCTTTTCATCTTTATGGTTTAATTTATCTATTAATTCACTACTTAGTATAAATGAACTGTCTCCCAAATAAGAAGACACGTTTGATACACCTTGCAGACCTCTAAGAGATTGTAGATATAGACCTTTATCTAATTCGATAGTATGAACTTCTTTAAAATACGTTGCGAGCTGCCTAGCAGTGTCACCTATAAAGGTACCTGTCTCTACAGCTATTGGATACTTCTCAGCAAAGTCTGTTAGTTTCAATCGTTCACCGCCCGTCTATTTGTAATCAATCAAAACGCGGCACCCACAAGTGCAGTCTTCGTCTTCATCACACTTACAAACTTGGTTTGAAGTTTCAAACCCTGCTGCTAAATTAGCGCTAAGCTTAACCATTAATCGTCTTGAGCGCCATACTTCCGGTCTCCCGGTTTTTGTGTAGCTCCTACTGCCTCTAGGTATCTTACATTAGGCATATAGTCTATTGAATCCATACAGGGCTTATCTTTATCCTTATCTGGTAAGCTGTAATAACTTAATGTAGGCCTATGAGAAGCACGGGCCATATCATTAATCTCTTCTTGTGAAGGGTGTTCAAATGTTAGTTCTTTCACATCACCTATAGGGTCATCCTGAACCTTCTTATATAGTTCTTCTGTGGGCATTATTTCTCCGCGCAAGCCTTGCAACCAGTTTTATCTCTGGGTTTGCAAGTATGCATCAGTTCCTTTTTAGGCGCAGCCTTTTTAGTTGCTTTCTTTTTTCCGAATACCATGTTATCACCTTACGGGTATGAAGTTCCCTTCTTTCCATCGTCCTAGCTGTCCAGAGTCATGAAGAACTAGGTCATCCCCAGTATTATCCTCTTTAGGCAGCGTGTCATGCTTGTCCCCAACCACTTCAGGTTCGGGTGCTGCGGGTTGTGGCTCGGGCTCGGGCTGTGCCACGGGCTTTGGAGCTGGTTCCGCTTTCGTCTCTTTTTTATCTTTTGCCATGATTAATCACCTTTTCTTTTTACGGCGTCCCGTTTTTTTCTTTCGCTTCTTGGCTTTGGTGGGTAATTTAGCGCCTTTAGGCGTCTCCTTCTCCCACTTCTTCGCCATCTTCGGCTTCTTCGCGTGCATCCACGCTCTCTGTTTCTTGCTCTTGAAGGGCATTTTTCTCTTCCTCTTCTGCTCGTTTTTGGAGCTCTTCCAAATATACTTGCCAGTCACGTATCATGTCGTGCTTGTCAAGAAATTCTTGGAGAATCTCATTGTTACGCTGTATAGCCATTGAAGCACCTTGCGACCCTTCTTCAGATTGTTGAAGTCTGTCACCCAACAGTCTGGTTTGACTAACAAGCCAATTCATGTTCTCCATTGTTTGGGCTGGTCCAGAACCTCGTTCTAAATCCTTCGCCCATTTTTCCATATTTTCTAGTCTTTTCTCTAGTCGTTTCATGTTTGCCATTTTATCACCTGTTTCACTTATCCGCAGCTATGCGGACCTTTAACTCATGTAACTTATCACCCGAGTACCTATTTATACCTTTCGCTCTAAGAGCTATTATATTAGAACCAGCTTTATTAGGGTCGTTCGAATACCAACCCCAATTTCCGGCGGGCTCATTATATATACTCCTGAACACGAAAGATATGTCACTATCGGACCATCCGGCGTTGATTAATTCAAACGCGATGACCTTATTCTCCTCGTGGTTGCTACATCCAAGCTTTATATTGCGCTCTATTAAGTCTAATACTATCTCCCTAGGGGGCTTAATATTACCACTAGTCATACCAAAGCTATGACTAATAGAGCTTGTAGCCTCTTCTATTCTCCTCAACAGTAAATCTATACCGTTAGAAACGGTGTGCTTAACTTCGTGTTCATCACAGATAAATTCTATAAATCTTCTCTGTGCTTTAGCACTTTTAACTGGGGCAATAACGCCTCCGTTATCTTCCATAGCCATAGCATAAATTGCAGCTATATCATTAGACATAATAGCGTCCACAGTAAATTGAGTGCACCACACTCCCGTAGGAGTTCCTTCTATTTTTGAAATATAGGCAGTATTAACTATACGTCTCATACTCGAGATACTATTCTTAATGCATATATCATCCAGCGTATTCAAGTAGTATTTCTTTTTAAGAAAGGCTAAATACTTTTGAATAGCTTGTCGCTTTATGTGTGCCGGTAAGTCCACTGGGGTGAGAAAGTCTATATTCATTTGAAAGCCCTTTCCCCCTGTAAGATATATCCTCGGGGTTATCTTTAGCGGGTTGCAAAACCGGCGTATAAATTTCCTTACATCCTTTAAACATTTNTCTACATCCTTGTTGTGGTCGAAATCGAACCATATAGTGTTAATCATGGCTGATTCGTAGTTAGTCTTACCTTCTACTATCTCAGCTTCATCATCAAATACATAAACACTAGCATAGCAATTCTTCTTGCCATTATACTTTTTAATATTTGTTTCCAGTTCTTCAACTGTATAACATCTATCTATTCTGGCTGGGATTCCGAACTCTCTGAAATACATTCCTTTATCACTTCTATTGTTTGACACCAATCTCTAGGGATTGCTAAAATGTCTATGCCATCTGTATCAGACCAGTGTTGCAGTAGTATTAAAGCCTTTGGGTCATCTATTATTAGTTCCCCTATAGTTTCACATACCGCTAGATGTTCTGTTGGGTCTAAGGCATTGATTCTGTGTATCTTTATCTGCGCTGCTGCGTCATTCCATGTGACTTTTACTAGCGGTCCAACCGCTCCTATTCCTGTTCCTTCTTCGTTATCCATTCTTTCCACTCCTCAAACATTGATGCGACTATTTCATTATCTCCCCATCCTCTTAAATACTTTGCATTGGGGGGTGTGTCGCTAACATAAACTGGGTCTTTTGGTCTATCAAACAAAAGCCTATCATAAGGGATTTGATTTAACATTAACCAAGATTCAGTCATCATTTTCATTTCCAGAGTATTTTCTCTTTCACACCATATAGTTATATGATGACCTTCTTTTACAAGCCACTGCATAAATTCAGTAACGTTAACAAGGGGCCTACAGTGTTTCATTAGAAGAACATCTTCTTCATTACATATAACTCCATCTAAATTAAATATTAAATTCATTTTCTTTCCTCCCATACCTTAGCCAGTGCCAACCATCGTTTTTCTAATACCGGCCAGTCATATTCCTTTTTACATTTTTCTCTTGCAGCTTTTCCTGCTTTAATTCTTTCCGTTGGATTGTGATAGTAGTAGTCTAGCGCATCGGCTATAGCTATTTCAGAACATATGGCTCTTTGAGGGGATGCCCGTTTAGGTGTGTCCCACCACATATCTTTATAAGGGAGCAATATACCAGCCTTACATATATCTTCTTCTTCTAGGTAGTCTCTACCACCCTTAGCATCCTGTCCTAAAGGAAAGAGAGGAAATACCGCTGTTTCTGGGTTATCTTCTTTTATAATTTCCCAAGCTGTAGTATAATTTGTCACACACACTGGCACTCCACACGCCATCGCTTCTATGGTGGGAATACCAAAGCCTTCTCCAGCCGTAGGTAAGACAAAGACGTCCATACAATTGTATAAATCAACCATTCCTGCCTCATCTGGAGCTTCACCTGCATCTAAGACTCCCATCAAAGTAGGTAGCAAATATTTTTCTAAGTTATATCGTTCAGCAAATTCTGGAAATTTCCACCCCATCCCATCATTCCAATCCATATGTAGCATTAGACGTGCATCTTTAGGCTTTAAGTCGTTCCTATCTACAAATTCTTTAAAGCCCTTCACTAACTGTGGGATATTTTTTCTGTGCTGATTACGTGCTACACACCCCACTACAAATGCACCACCAGCTATATCTTTAAGTTTCTTATTACCATACATAGGGTCCATCTTGGGTTTAAAGAAATTACAATCTACTCCATGAGGAATATACCATGATTCTTCACACCTTTCAAATTCTTCTTCCATGCATAATTGTCCATACCTAGACATACAAATTTTATAGTCTATTAGGTCTAAAAGCTCTTGCCAAGTATCTACACAAGGTTGTCCATCAAAAGGTATAGTAGCAGCCCATTCCCATCCGGGTCCCTTCTGTATCTCCTTGAACATATTATTCATAAGAGTTAATCGTTCTTTTCTAGTTAATAATTTACCGTTATCATTATAAAGTGGAATATTGGCGTTCTTAGGTTTCTTGAATGCAGCTACATGTTGAAACATTTGAAAGTCTAAATGTGTCCATATAATATCTGGCTTAAAGTTTTTACACCATGTAGGAAAGGATTTTTCTCCGAATCGTTCCTGACCGGCATGCATGATAGGTAGATTTTCCCACTCTACAGTCTTCTCAGTTTGACCCAGAGGCCACTCTGTTTCATATTTACCATGGCTGGGGTTCTGACACCCTGCATATCCTACATGATGTCCAGCTTCCGTTAGTATAGCTGATACGTTTCTAGTATTAGTACCAAAACCAGTAGGAGCCCAAGGACTATCAGATATAGGCATTATTCTTAGCTTACCTTTCTTAGGGGTTTTCCATTCTAAAGGTGTATTATCAGAGCCGCGAGCTATAGGGGGCCCTATATATTTTTTAGCCATTAACTGCCTCACTGTTTGATTGCAATAATATCTTTTTTATTAACAATAACCGTCCCCTTTTCGCCAGTGAGGTATACAAAATTTTCGCCATCATTTGTAATCATTCCCCTCCCAACTTTTGTTCTTTCTTCTTCTCGCCAAACCACTTTGACTTCAGCGTCTTTAAGAAACGCAGAAAGCTTTTTACCATCATTTTCGTCCATTTTTTTATTCTCCTTAGTAGGCCAAAGATGCCGTACTTACCGACGTAGACATCTAGCCTACTTAACCTATGAGTGATATGCCTATATAAAGATTGGCCCATTATTTCACCTCTGCTTCAGGGCGTCTATTATAACGTACAGCCCAATTTATACTTATTAAACTAGCTTCCATTTCATCCATATGTTCTTTAGTATCACAACGGTATATGTTTACTCTAAAATTAGCGTATCCGTATTTCTCAAGGTCAAAGTTAAGGTCAATGTTATCAGTATGTTTCCACCACTTACCTTTAGAATACCTCTTACAGAACGTCCGTATTGTTTTTCCTATATATACCTTTCGGTTTTGCGAATTTTGTATAGTATAAACTATCATCTCCGTGTTGAATCGAGGTTCAGAAAAATCAGGCATTGCTGGACGCCTTTGTCCTTTCATAAATTCATTATGTGCTTGCTTAGTTAATTCAATCACAACTGCGGGTGTGATTTTCAATCCCTGCGCTTCCATAGTCGCAGTAACTTCATTGATTCTTTGTATAGTGCTTTCCAGACTGGTCATATCCACTCCATTAAACTCCTCTTATTTTTTCCATGTTCTCTCCTACTTGCCTTACCTGTTCCACTGTAGCGTTAGACATAATACGGTTAGCTAAATGTGATACTATAAGCACATTACCCTTTATATATCCCCTTTCAGGTATAATTCTATCTAGGGTTGGTGACATTTTATTTAGTATTCCTATACCTATTATGAATTCACGCTCTAGCAATGGGCATTTATTATCTTTAGGCCATATTTTTTCTATATATTCAGGGTCTATATCTACAACGTGTCCAGCAGCCTTCTTATTATAAATGGTCTGGCGCCCCCACCCTCTTGGTTTTTGATATCTTGCTCTATTACAGGCTCTAGTACATTCTTTACATCGACAATACCTACCCGCCAACCCTTCTTTTAAATAGTGCCGTTCCCAAAATTTAGTGGCTGCGGGGAAATCCTTATCACACTTTGTACACTCCATCACATCCACTCCATTAAACTCTGTTGTTTCTTGTCTAGTAAGGTTAAAGGAGGTGACTTTTTAATCCATTCCTGTAGAGTAAACTTCTGAAGGAGGGTGCTTATAGT